GGCCTGCGCAGGTTGAGCGATGGGCGCACACCCGCTGGATGAGACTCGCACACCTCCGCACGGCCGCAGGACTCAAGGCATGGCACGAGCAATCGGCAGACATCTATCTGATCAACTCGGAGCTACTACCGAGCCGCCTGCCTAAGATGTTCCCGAAGAGCAAGAAATTCGTCTGCCCGGTCGACACGCTCGTCATCGATGAACTCAGCCTCGCCAAGAATCCACAGAGCAAAAGATTCAAGGCTCTGCACAAACACCTCACCGGCATCGAGCGCCGCTGGGGTCTGACTGGGACACCGATCCCAAACAACTACCTCGACCTCTTCATGCAGGTCAAGATGCTCGACGACGGCAAGCGCCTCGGCAAGACCTACACCGCCTATCGCGAAGCCTACTTCTACCCTGCCGACTACATGGGCTACACCTACAAGCTCGTGACAGGATCCAAGGAGGCGATCGATGCTCAACTCGCTGACATCGCGCTCGTTCTGATCGGCGAGGAGTCCGACCTGCCAGCCTCCAGCGTAATCGATGTCGCTGCGGTCATGCCACCCGAAGCTCGCAAGCAATACAAGACGCTGGAGAAGGAGATGCTCGCAGAGATCGAGGATGGAGAGATCACGGCACCATCTGCCGGCGTGCTGGTCAACAAACTGCTGCAACTCACCTCTGGCGCGGTCTATGATGAGGATCGCAACGTCCTACCAGTCCACACCGCGAAGATTTCCACGCTTAAAAGCATCATCGCCAGGCACAAGGACGAGCCGGTTCTCGTTCTTTGCGCGTTCAAGCATGAGTCCGCCCGGGTTATCGCCGCAATCAAAGGCGCGAGGATGTTCGATGAGCGCGATCTCAATGACTGGAAAGCTGGCAAGATCCCAGTCTGGGTCGCAGATGCTCGCAGCCTCAGCCACGGCATCGATGGACTGCAAGTCTCCTGCCGCGTCGCGGTCTGGGTATCACTCACTTACTCGCACGAAACTTACGTCCAAACCAACGCCCGACTCATCAGGACTGGACAAACCGCAGAAACTCTGATCTATCGGATCATCTGCTCAGGGACGATCGATGACGCCGTCGCCGAGGCTCTCCGCGATAAATCCGACACCCAGAGCGGAATGCTCTTTGCAGTCCGCGCTCTCCAGCGCATGAATTGACCAATCTTCAAACCAAACACTATGACCATGACACTACACAAACCGACCGCCATCGACTTCTACTCCTCCGCAACATCGCCAAGCGCGATGGCAACCACGACGCTCGAAGATCTAATCGAGGCGATCCGCTCAGATGAGTTCTCCAGTAAAATTTCCAAACTGCGCAGCACGCTTGCAGCCGGTGACGATGATGGCTATGCAATCGCCAAGAAAGACCTGCAAGCCGTGAGCATCTCAGGATGCTGTACAGGTCGCCGAGCTAAGGCGATTGAGGAGGGGCGCTTCGTTCACTCCGGTTTCCTTCAGCTCGACTTCGACGCCGCTGACAATGTCGGCTGGACGGTCGAGGAGATCGTCGAGATCCTCCAAGCCGAGCCGCGCATCGTCGCTGCGTTCGTCTCGCCATCAGGCGCAGGAGTCAAGGGCATCGCACGCATCCCAGTCTGCAAGACTAAAGAGGAACACGTCGCTGCGTTCGTCGCCGCTCGCAATCACTTCCGCGCTCACAACCTCACGATGGATGAGGCATGCAAGGATCCAGTCCGCCTCATGTTCGTCTCGCACGATCCCGGCGCATGGATCGACCTCGACCGCTCCTCGATGTTCGAGCCGGTCGCCTCAACCGAGCCAGAACTACCGAAGGCAACGAAGAAGTCATCGATCAAGCTCAAGGCAGGCAAGACAGCGTTTCCAGAACCGCCACGCGAGGGAATCCACACATGGCTCATGGAGGCCGCGTGGTGGTGCCGGTTCGCCGATATGAGCGAGTCAGATGCGGTCGCCAAGCTCCAAGCCTACGACGGCAGACTCCGCCGCGCCTACCAACCAACCGAGGTAGTCGATGCGGTCCGCACGGTCTATTTATCCGAGATGCCAGAGTCAGGCACTGACTGGAGAGACGCCGCGATCGTGGCAGCAGCCAGACGCGCACCATCGACCGCTCAGTCATTCAACCCAGAGGATGTCTTCTACGACGGTCCGGCCAACAAGTATTTAGTCCGCGTCGGCAAGTCGTTCATGACTTACTCTAAACTCTCCCCTGTCATCACCGGCGTCTCACGCCACCTCAGCGACGATCACGACGACCCGAAGGAGTTGATGCAGGCAGTCCGCGAGGCAGTCAAGAACCGCGAACTCGATGGAGGAGTTCAATGGCACGGGAGCATTGCAGGACACGGTCAGGGACTCAGCCGTGATACAAACGACCTGCCGATCCTAATCACCTCGGAAGCGAAGATCCCTCAGCCGCTTGCAGGAGAGGCACCGATCATCTCTGAGATCGTCGCTGGAGCGTTCGCCGATCCGATCGCCACGACCGTGTTCATGTCATGGCTCGCTGGTCGATATAAGTCAGTCCGAGCGCACTGCCACATCCCATCACCTATGCTCGTCCTTGCAGGCGAGATCAACTCAGGTAAATCTCTCCTCGCTTGGATCGTTGCACAGGCGCTAGGTGGTCGCACAGCCAATCCCTACTCCGCTTGGTCCGGCGGGATGCTCTGGAACGACGACCTAGTTGGATCCGAACTACTCCTCGTCGATGACTGCATCGGCTCGACTGACATCCGCAGCCGTCGCAACTTCGGTGCATCATTCAAGGAGTCGGTTTATCCGCACTCGGTGCAGCTCCGCAAGCGCAACCACTCATCGATCTCAGTCCGCCCAGTCTGGTGCGTGATGGTCTGCTGCAATGACACGCCGGAGAGTTTGCAGATCATCCCTCCGCTCGATGCTGACCTTGCTGACAAGATCGCGCTCCTGCACGTCATCGGAGTCAATCTCCCAGTCGATACCTCAACACCCGAAGGCAAGACGGCTCTCCAAACGCTCATTCGGGGCGAGCTGCCTGCATTCGCGCAGCAGCTCATGGAATGGGAGACACCCGAGGAACTCCGCGACAGGCGCTCAGGGATTATCGCATGGCGCGATCCGGAACTTAGCGAGTCAGTTGATGCACACAGTCCAAGCAAGCGCCTAGAGTCACTCCTCGAAGCCGCTCTTGCAGACTACGGCATCTGGCACGATCTTCCACGCGACATGACCGCATCAGAGATCGAGGCGCGACTTGTCGAGCTGAACTCCCCGGTCCGCGAGCAGGCACGCCAACTTTGCAGCACCTGGCACGGCGCATGCGGATCGGCTCTTGCCAAGCTCGCACGCAGCAACAGCCAATACGTCGCTCTCAGCGACCGCTCACCAGTCGGCAAGGCTCTCAGATATTACATCACCAGATGACTTGACAATCTAGGCAATGCCTAAATAATAACTGCACCAACAAGATCATGAGCAATAAATCAGACGTAATCAATCAACCTCCGCATTACAAAAACCACCCCAGCGGAATTGAGTGCATCACTATCACTGAGCATTTCAATTTCAACCGTGGCAACGCTATCAAGTATATCTGGCGAGCCGGTGATAAGGATTGCGAAATTCAAGACCTAAGAAAAGCAGCTTGGTATATTGATCGCGAGATTCAAAGAATAACCACAATCGAAGCACTCCAATCCCTAAACCAAGATCATTTTCCTGATGTCGGGAATATGATCGGAACAACCACAACAAAACCATGAGCGGACTAGACGGCCTCGGATGGCCAACAGATGACGATGACGATGACGATGACAACTTCCTCTACGGAGTCGGCGAGGGCAGCCACATCGACCGGGTGCCATTCGCAGGGAAAGTGAGAAATCAAACGACCGTTTTAGACCAGCCGCAGGATTCAAACGGATGTTTGAGTTCAGATGGCAGGGGTCTAGGGGTTAAGTTTGCCACTTTCCTTATTGCAACCTATATGCGTTTTAGGGGTATTAGGGGTTACTTTCCTTATTGTAAGTTTATAAAAGAGTACATAAATAGGAAATAACCCCAACCAAACGACAAACAAAAACTTCAAAGGATAGAACATGACCCCTAGACCCCTCTCCCTCGATTAACCACAAACCAACAAAACACTATGCCACTAGACGAAGACCTCCGCCGCTACACCGCGCCACCAGACAACCCGCCAGAAGAGAAGACCTACCTACTCAGCCAGATCATCCGTTACATCGAGAGCTGGTCGCCTCATCCATACCATCACGACTATTCCATTGAAGAGATCATCGATCTCCTCAAAGAAGCATCCGACAACCTCACCGACGAAGACTACGGAATCGACACGATATGAAAACGAAACTCAAACCGGAACCAACCGGCATCTACCACGCTCAGAGCCGCCTGCAATGGTATGCGGTCGCATTCGAGACCGCAGCAGGTGAGCCGTATATAATCGCCGCTCCAACTCGCCGGGGCGCGATCAGGCACGCGGCACGCCACACAGCCGCCACCAAACTGATCGTCGAGCGGATCAACATCACGAAAGGACCGAAACAATGATCAACCACATTCAAATCCTTCAACGCTTTAATGCTTGGTGCCGAGGCTCCGACGTCATTGAGGTGCCAAAAGCGAAAGAGATTGAAAAGGCGCTCGAATGGCTAATCGAAAACTATGCAGACATGAAAGCCGAACTCGCTGAAGCTCGCGCAGAATTAGCCATTGCCAAAACGAAAGAGAATAACTAGGATGGCACAAATGATCGCAAAGCTCAAAGCTCAATCATTCGGCTCCCGAGTTGCCAGCTACTCAGCGAAGCACATCGCCGAGGCTATTGGGTGCAGCCTGCCGACCGCCTATGACTGGCGATCAGGCAGGCGCACGCCGCCGAAGTGGCTGCATGACCGATACATCGAGGACATTGCCAACTACTGCCCAAAGATCGAACATTTATCAGCCACACCCCCCCTAAGGAATCTTTTAAACGACCGTTTAGACCCACGAGGTGCCGAC